TTGATGTCTGTGTCTAATCCGTTTGCGTCATCTGTGAGGCAATGGAACTGGTACGGCACCGTGGTGTGTCGTTTGACCATGTTATTCATAACATTGGCATAAATTGGACCATACTTGTTGCCCCACTTAACGCATACTACGTGATTCATATCCTTTTTTCAATCCTTCTATTTGTATCAGTTTCCAGTCATCACTATCCAGTTTATAAGGGTAGTCACATTCTACGCTCGGTCCAACTATTGTTCTGATGCTAGAGATATCTAGGTTGTCATTCATAACTTTATGTATGGTATGTATCGAGGCGTCTGTGCCAAATGTTCTTTGTAGGTCTATTTGTCCTATTTTGATGTATCCAAGAGATAGTTTTGGATCGTTCCAGTCATAATCATTTGCCTCTAGCCATGCTCTGTATTCATCCATTTCTTCCTTCTTGAAATCATGTTGTTCTTCCGTTATTGTTTGTCCCCACTCCACATCAAATTCACCGGAGTAATATTTCTGGTGATTGATCTCTGAACAGAGTGCGTCGCTCATCTTTGGTGCGTGTTCATCCCGAAACACTTCGTACAGTGTCTTGCCCACTTGTGACCAATGCAGGTACACACCACCCAGTTCTCTGTCGTACCTGTTCTGCTTGAAAAGTTCAAAGTCTTCTTCCTGCAAGTCATGCCTTGGAGCATTGAGAAAAGTAGTGATCTGTGAGGGCCTCATCCATTCTGGCTCTATGGCCTTTTTCCTGTCAGCGTTTACCCAACTTTCTATCTCATGACAGATGTTGTTTAGTTGCCTGATGGCATATTTTGTTTCTTGATCTGCTTGTTTGTAGTAATCTGAGATCTGCCATGCAGTGCCTTGCAACTCCTCAAAGTACCTGTGCAATTTGTTACAGGCATCATGTTTCAATCTCTTGCCTGGCGTCTTAGATTCATCACCCTTGCCTATAGGTAGGTTTGAACTGTACTGGAAATCATCCCCACTGAAAGAATTTATTCTTTGATATGGCGGATCGAACTCGAATGAATTTATTTTTGCTATATTACTGTTAAGTTCATGGACTAGATACTGGAGATTCCTATTTGAATCCGCGAAACCTAGAAAACAGAAGTTTTTTTCAAGTATTCTTTTTTGTTTCAGGTTATCTTTAAGGGCGTCTAACCACCTGTGTCCCAATGGTGTGTTGTAGATCTGGAAGTAATAGGCTTTGTCTATTAGACCAACTCTCACCATGTCATGTATGAAGTTATTCTTTTCTGTAGATGGCACTATTGGCTCCATGTTCCATACATTCCACTTCAACTACGTAACACCTGTTGTCTGTTTTTTCTCTGATCAATTTATCCGCGAAGTCGAAAGCGTGTTTGGCAAACATCTCAGCACCAACACCATCAAACACCACAATTTCTGCGAGGTCATGCTTCTCCAGTTCTTTCAATTTATCAAGATGTGGATCGTTCTTGTCCACTGCTGTCTTGTGATCGAAGTGATCCTCTAACCATTTCTTCAGTGGTTTCAGTCCTCCAAAGTCCACTGCCCAGTTCTTGTCGTCTAGTCTGTCACAACCAAATGTGAATCTGAATGCCAGGCTGTATCCGTGTAATAGGTGGCAGTGCGAGTGATCTGCATTGGGTTGCCTGAACACGCAGGCCAGTCCTATGTTGTGTCCGTATGTTTTAGTTGAGTAGTAAGTCATCGTCTCTCCTTGTTTTGATGACTTGCAGAGTGTTTATAGAGGGTTGAAAGTCTTGAGTCCTCTTGATCATCAGTTCAATTTTTTGTCTATCTTCTGATCCATGTCCATCTGGAACGCAACATCTCTGATGCGGTCCGTCAGTTCGTTTGGTATATTTAATTCTCCGTCTATGATGCTCTTCAAGAAGTGTATCATCACAGTGAACTCGTTCCTGTTGGCCACCGTCTCTGGATCGATGCCGTGTTTCTCCATGGCGTTCAGCATGGCCTCGGACACATCTACCAGTGCCTTGATGCTCGTTGAGTGTTTGTCAAAGTGTGCCATTACGTGATTATGCTGGGTTTCTTGGGAACCTCGATCTTACTGAACACTCTATTATATTCCTCAGCGATCTTGTCATTGATGTGTGCTATCGAGGTCAACTTGTCAATTGCTATGTTGAAAGGCTCGTCCTGTTTAGCAGTGGAGAAAAATGTACCAAAAGCAAGTCCTTGAGGCCCTTGCATCAATACAAGTGCCTTTTCAATACTGATGTATCGTGTGTCGGTCCTGCTGAGATATTTTGCTATGACTTCTTCTCCCGAAGCCAATTTAAGAGTAACTAGATCTCCATCTTTTATTTTATCAAACATAAACTTATTATAAACTATCCTACAAGATTGTCAATGTATTTCTTCAATTCCTTGTCCTTTACATTGGATGGTATGTTGTTCATGAAGAATATCTGGTAACTGTCAGATCCATACTTGCCTATGCCATGAAGGTCGCTGGCTTCCTTTCCGTCCCAACTCAGGTATTCGACACTCATGTTTCTGAGACGTTTGGTTCTAACTTTCCACATGCCTAGCGGTTTAAGTAAATTTTCCTGTGTTTTTTGGCGTCCTCTTATGAAGGCAACTGGATTTGGATACTTCTGGAACAACCTAGGTAACACTGCTTTGACTTGTTTCCTGTATGTGAGATTTAGACACATCACGGCCACCATGTGCTTCCATTTTTTATATGGTCCCTTAATTTGTTGTTGTACCATTAGATGATCTACCATTGCTTTAGTCATACAGTAATTTTACAGTAAATTTATTTTTTGTCAAGAAGGAAAGACAATTCAGGCCATAACTTTATAAAGTGACCATCTTTGTTGAATGTCTTTTCATTGTGTGCAATGAAGCCTGAAAATCTTGATTTTATTTTTGGAGTTGATTCCACATCGATCTTTTGGTAAGATTGTAACTTGTTCTCGAAAAATGTCTTTTCAGTTGGGTTCAACTCCATTTGGAGATATTTCTGTATCTCAACGATAGCCTTTTGCAAAACTTCCTTGCCATACATGTCAATACATAGTGCTTCGGGAAAGTGAAAGATTTGCCAGACTGTTTCTATCTGTGAATCTCCATTGTATTTTTTTGGAAAAAAAGCAGTAGCCTGCTTTGTGAATTCTTTAAATTCACACAACCTTGTTGCGTTCAAGATATGGAAAAGGCTCAGGAACTGTATTTCGTGGTCATTCTGTTCGGGTGGATTCCTGACGGCGGATCCGAGTATTTTAAGATTATCTAACAATTGGTTCCATTTTGATCCCTGCCTTACGTATTCATATCTCTCACCTACGTTGTCAATGCTTATGTGCCAATGCACTTTGCGTCTCTGCATAAGTTTTTCAAAAACTTTACTTTTTGTTATGTCAATACTGAAGTTTGTTATTACATCTATGTCCACATGATCGGGTATGTTTTCCAAAAGCACTTCGTTTTCTTTCATCAGTAAAGGTTCTCCGCCCACCATGGACACACTTTTCAATCGGTTACCGTTCAAGGAAAAATATTTGTGTATTTTTGATTTGTTATGGTTGTTTGGTTTGTGCTGGTGGACCGACTTTATGGATGCCCATTTCGAACTCCACATGGGTCCACAGTAGACGCAGGTACTGTTACAGGTGTTGTCCCAACGTGCATCAAATATTACTGGAGACTGAAAGTCAGTGCCTGCGGATGATATATCAAAATCATCGTTAATTAAATTATGCCTGAACTGTTCGTTGGTAACCTTGGCAGAATTCGCATCTATACAGATTTTGCAGTAGTCCTTGTGCAGGTGTCCTTTTTTAATACTTTCACGCACTGCTTTGATTTTGTCACTGCTCAACGCTGACTCTATGGTGTCCTTGTTGATGTTGCCCAACTTGAAACCACCGGCACAGCAGGTTGAAATACCACCATCCGTTTGGATGTGTAGACCCCTCCATGGAGCCGCACAATAATTCTTAGTCATTCTTTTTGTTCAACTGCTTGTTAATGAACTTGGCCATGCCGTCATAGGTTTCCTGGAACACGTTGCCGTGTTGGCTCCATTCCTTGGGCATCTCCCAACGGTCATGATTTACCACTATCCATCTTGTGTCTGGATCAGAGTATCCCATCAACTTGTGGAATTGGTATATCCAGTAACTGGGATCAACCGGTCTCTTGATGTAGGTGTATCCCTCTGATCCTGTGTACAAGTTATTGATCTTGCCCTTCTCCAACGGATGTAGATCGAAACCCAGCATGAATATGGCCTTGGGTTTGAATGTAAGTCCCAATACTCCTGCGTATGGTCCTGTACCCCAGTGGAACGGTTCATCCTGTCTCTTGTCGCCTGCATATGGTAACTTTGGAAATTCTTTCACGTTGGGCCAGTTTGCAAATAGTTTTGCCCAGTTGTCACGTGTGTAAATTGTGGTGCCCTTACCAACTGCATTTACGGCCTGCTGGCACATATGCTTGTCGGCACAACAAAGGTATTCTGTCACATAGTCTCGATAGATTGCGTTGCAACCAATCACTGTACTGAAAATTTTCAATGGTGAGATATCAAACCCCCTCCTTGATTCACCATTGCCGATTATAGAAACATACTTGGTCATAATGCTATTTAATCACCCCGTTAAACTGCTTTAGAGCAACACACACTGCTGGTAAAGGCTCAATTGGAATAGTTGTACATATCACTGATTTCCGTTGATTAAATGCCATACGGTAAGATATTTGTCCCAGGCCTTTTGCAGTGTTGGGTATTTTCTCCTCAGTGCTATCGCCTCTGCATTTACCATTTCCGCCTCCTCATATGCCTGTTCTTCGTCCTTGGCCTGCTGTGACTGTTCTACCAGGATACGGTCACCATTTGGTAATTGTTCGTACACTGTCTCTCCGCCATCTGGCGAAACATATATGGGATCGATTCTTCTTGCTTTTTTTGGCATCAGTAATATTGTTTGTGATCCGCACCCGGGTGTGCGTGTCTCATTCCGCCTTTTTCCTTGGCATCATCCTTGTGTCTTGGGATAAAGTGTATGTGTGGCCACATGATGGTCTGTCCGGCTGGTACACCTATATTCATGCCAATGTTGAATCCGTCTATCTCGCCTGCCTTGATCTTTTCATTTCCGTAGTCGTACGCCATGCCGTAGGACCTGCCCACGAAGTGTGCATTGTTCTCCTTGGGTATAAAAAGTTTGTGTCCTGGCACACAGGGATACCTGTCATTAAAAACGTAAGTGAAGTCCGACTCCATGATGGGTGTGTCATTGCCCATCCACACGCTCTCGTCTACGCTGTCAACTGGTTCATATTCTTTCTTGTAGATAGGTTTTTTCGATTGCATTTGTTTTGATAATTCCTATCCTTATATTACTAGAATTTGGTTTGTGTTGCAATCTAATTTTTTCCCAGTGTTTGGTTCTTGTAACGGATGGATTGTATTCTAACACGTTGAGTAAGTTTACCAACGCCTTCCTAACTTTATCTGCCCCGCCATGTTTTTTGCAGGTGTCAGATCGTCCCACGTGTACAATTTTTGTATCAATTTTTATTTTGTATACACAGGGTAAGCGTATCCATTTAGTTACCGGAGACTTGTTGTGTTTTATCTTGTAGTCTTTGATTGTATACAGATCCTGTATGGTGTACCATTTTATCACGTTAGATAGTCCTCTATTGTTCCCTCTCTGTAAAGATCCTGTGTGATGCAGTGAACGCCACCATCCCAGAAATACCTGTGCCTAAAATTAAATATCAAAGGTTCAACTTTATGACGTTTTAAAAAGTCAAAAACCTTTTGATTGTGGTTGTTGCACACAACTAAATTTTTATTAATGCTCAACATGTTCACATCGAACACCGTTTCCTCAACATAGCCCACCCAGTCTGATAGCCATGTGTTAACAAATTCAATCAATCGATCGTTGTCCTCCTCGCCCTTGATCCACCATCTTCCTTTGACTTTGTCCCTCATCTTAATGAAGGGTAGTATTTTTGTCCCACTCTGATCCGGTAGGTAAAGCACCTCCCAGCCTGGAAATTCTTTTTTGTAGTCCTGTACGTCAAACAACGAAACAATACAACCTGGACTCACAATGCAAAACGCACCGTCTGAGTGATAGTTCCTGTTCGACACGTGTACCCTATAGCCCTGCTCTTTGAAAGATTGTATGTACTTGTTGGCGGCCTCAGTATGTTGCGGATTTAAGTCCCAAAACAGATCCTTGCCCAAAGGCACAAGGCAGGCATTGTTTATGTTGAAACCATCATCTCTGTGTTCTTTCACCTTATGCTCGTCACTGATATTGTCAAGCACCTCCTCAAATCCTTTTTGTGTTGATCCCACCTCATAGAACTTGTTACCTATCACGGCATGATGATCCCTGGGCATCATTGGGGGGCTATAAACTTCCTTGAGTGAATTTCCATATTTTTCTAAGTCTAGATATGATCTGTGTGTTATAACACCCACAGACTTGAGTAAGGATTCAAAAGCATCAAAGTCTTCCTCGGTCTCGTCCGCAATTCTCTTCAGCGGATCAAGTATCTTATTATCAGTAGTAAATTCTTTAAACCATTCAAATTTAAAACCAGACCCTATCCAGCAGTGTTTGAGATCATCAAATGTGGCGTGTCCTTTGATGGGTATGGTCACAACAGCAAATCCTTAAACATGTTTGATATTTAATTGCTGGAAAACTTTTTGTACCTTACGAGCCTGGAAATAACAATCTTCCAAAGCATTGTGAAGTCCTGTTCTTTTCTCGTTGTGATCACGAGGCACAAGACTGAATAGTGTCCTTGAATCTCTGATCTGCCAGTAGTTCCACGGCACTGGCACATTCATCTGTGCATAAAAATTTTGTAATATTGCGTAGTCAAATAATGGTCCTTGGCACCAGAACACATCTACTCCAACTGACCATTTGTTCAACTGTTTGATAAAGTATTTTAAATCAATCCTATCGTGGTCGCCTAGTGCTTCTTCCCTGACGTCTTCTGCCTGTTTGCCCCACCATTCCACAGTCTCTTCCATGACATCTCTGCCCATGGCTGTTTGTGAATCCACGTCAACTCTGTAGTACATTCCTTGTGCGGGTTCTATATTTTTATATGGATCAAACTTTACACCACCTATTGTTAATATTGTTGCATTAGGCTTTGTAGACAGTGTTTCCAGATCTATCATTGCGTGGATCATACTGCAATTATACTATGGAAAGTTGGTAATGTCAATTAGGCGTCGTCGCCGATCTTGTAGTGGTCCTGGTACTCTTTGAATTCATCTTCAGTGAGGCACCATATCTCACCTGAGCTCTGTGGGAAATTGATCATTGCGTATTCCTTCACTTCCGCACCAGAGGCCTCGCACAATGCTTTTGTGTCATACAGTTTCTGCTCGTACACGCTCTCGCAGGCTCCCGCAATGCACATGTAGACCACTAAAATAAATTTCATACAAGTATTTAATATAGGTTCAAATTGGTAAAAGTAGCACATCTGGATATTGGTAAATACACGCACATTATGGATTTCGTAACATTTGTAAAAGACGTGGGTTTCCCAATAGCAGGTGCCATAGCGGCGGGTGCCTTCGTGTTCATCACGCTGAAGTTCATACTCGCGAGTGTGACGGGATCTGTGAACAGCCTTAAGGCCATAATTGGTGCCCTGGACAACAGGGTTCAGACCATGAACAATGACCTGGTCAAGATAGATGCACTATTAAGTTATGTTTTGAAGATCAGACCCAACGCTGACAGGATAGCGGCAAACGAAGGGAAGAACGATGCTAGACGCGACTAACGACATTGTGTCAATGATCAAGGACTTTGGATTTCCTATCGTGGCCGCGATGGGTCTGGGTTACTTCGTTTACTACATTTGGAAGTGGGTGACTGAGGAGATCAAACCTGTGCTGGGCGATGCTTCATCAACACTGATAAAACTTGTGGACAGGATCCGTATGTTGGACAATGACATGATTCGTCTCAACACAAAATTATCAATGGTACTAGAGTACAAGGACGAGATAATAAAGTCCGGACGTTCAGATGATCTAGACAAGATACTGGCCAAATACAAATCAAAGTCTGAGAGTTTTGATTCTACAGGCGATACAAAAAAATAATTACTTCGTTGTTGCCTTAAACGTTCCGTCCCAATCCTTGGGTTTGCCCGCTTCTATACGAGTCTTCATGTTTGCGTAGTACTCGGACATGTCTTCGTGGAACTCCTTGGCTGTGTCCAATCGCTTGAGTGCTTCCTCCCAATCACCCTCATAGTATGATTCCAGGAACTGCCTGTGGTGTTCTGATTCCTTGGCAACCGTGTATATCTTTACACCTATCGTCTTACCTTTGACGGCTATGCAGTCTAGTTCGAACACGTTTATCTTGTCTTTGACTTGCCTTGCTGTCTCTGGTCCAAGCACTATCCTGACCCCATATGTCTTTGACTGTCCCTCCAACCTCGCGGCCAAGTTAACACCATCCCCCAAGCAAGTGTAGTCGAAGCGTTGGTCGGATCCCATGTTGCCCACCACGACTTCCGCGGTGTTTATACCCAATCCCATTCCAAAAGCCGGTATGCCTTCCTGCTGTACTTCCTCGTTGAACTTGTCTAGGCTGTCCAGCATCTTGATACCCGTCCACACGGCGTTCTCCGCGTGATCCCAATCATCCAGTGGTGCGTTCCAGAACGCCATCTGTGCGTCACCTATGTACTTGTCTATGGTGCCCTTGTTGTTCAATATCTCTCGGGTCATTGCCGTCATGTATCTATTCATTATCCTTGTAAGTCCTTGTACGTCCTCACCATAGTGTTCTGATATTGATGTGAATCCCCTGACGTCGGTGAACATTATTGATAGGTTCCTTGATTCGCCACCCAACTTCAATAGGTCGGGATTCTTCTGTAGTTGTGCCACCATGTCTGGTGATAGGTATGTGCCAAACTGTTTCTTGATCTGTTGTTTGAGACTGAACTCTTTCACGAACCTATTGAACACCGCGTGGAATCCTGTTATTGTCGTGACCAATATTATCCAACTGGCGTCCCAAAGTTGTAGATGTTTTACAAAATAAAAGTATGCACCATAAGCCGTACCAGACCATACAGTCAATAGTACAGCACCTACCAACCAGTAGGGGGCGAAGCCTGCCAATAAAATTATTATCACTGCCAGCACACCCGCGGCAACATACTCAAGGAATGTTGCTGTGTCCATTCTAACGATG